TCATGTGCCGGGGAATGTATTTTTGTCCAGCAGGTTTCCGGCAAGCTGTTCTCCATCCGCAGTGGGCCGGTAAACATAAGGGCGGCTGTCTCCAATACGGTTGACATATCCCTGCGCAATGAGATCCTGCAGGATATTGGTGACGGTATTGGGGTGCAGGCGTGTAGCTTCCGTAATGGTGCTGTGGCGCCTGTACCCGGCAATGACGGCCAGGATGACCTGGGCACTGCTGAGGCGGAAGTCCAGCCTGCGGACATTGGAGGCAAATATCTGTATGAAATCCAGTGCTTTCATGAGCATGTATTCACAATTTATTATTATGTTATTTGCTTATTATTCTCATGTTATTCACATTCTTCCGGGCAGGAGGGCGATTTGATTTTTCTCAGCAGGTCCAGCAGCGGGTGGGAATCATTGGAAAAGCACTGCACCGCATTGACGGTTGCCGCCTGAGGAAGAATGATTTTGTGGAATTCCTGGTTAAGATTCTGGCGCAGGTTTTGGTTGCCCGTCAGGGGCATGGCCAGTTTTTCCGCCAGCCGGGTGGCCAGCGCATCCATGAAGAGGGGATCGAATTGGTCGGCGTTTTCAATATCGGCAATGTAGCTTAGGGGCAGCGGGGCGCAGGAAGCATGAATGCGGCGTCCCTGCATTTTCCATTCCGAGCATTCCACATCCAGCACGCGCAGGCAGTCTGCGGGCAGCGTGAATTGATAGGGAGTCAGGGAATTGGGCGCCTGTGCGGAAACGGAGTCCAGCGTGGTTTGCGTGGCGGCGAAGGTCCAGCGCGCCATGCAAAGGGTTTCCCTGCGGGCCGGATGGTAATGAAGAACGCAAAGGCGGGATGCCGTGGATTCATTGGCAATCAGCGCGTCCAGAGGTGCCTCCCCTATTTTGGAGAGGGCCGCGTTGCAGATGTCCAGCGCGGATGGCGTATCCGGCTGAAGTAAGGATTCATTGATCATAGCGCCCTATGTTTTGGAGGAAACGAATGCGGAATGCATCACGTTTGGTGACACCCTCGTTAATGCCACCAGTGGCATGTATGCGTCTGTTTTTTCCTCAGGTGCATTTTTTGCCGATTTGTTTATTTGATAAATGCAAGCACTTGCCCGGATTGTCCGGGCAGGTGGGGAGAGCTCCCTTTCCTTCCATGGGAAAAGAACGCTCCCGCCGCATGGATTGTCTGTGAGGCGGGCGTCCGGCATCCTCTGGATGCCTTATATCCGGCAGAAGGGAAAGGGAATCAGTATCAACCATAAATAGAAAACAAAAGAAACTATGGGATTCATGAAACCGTCCACTCCTTCCGCTTCTGCTCCGGAGCAAACCATTCCGGTGAAGGCGGAGAGCGTGGAACAAGACGTAGGGGAAGATTATCAGGCCCGGGAACGGCAGAGGCAGGGAATGATTTCCACCATTCTGGCGCGCCGTCACTCTTCCGCCGGGCAGGGGGAGGTCAATCCTCGTACTCTGCTTAGGAAAACTCTGGGATAGGTGCTGCCATGGAAGAAAGAGTTGCGGAATTGAATTCCGTGTACAAGTCCCTGGCCGCCCAGCGCGCGCCATGGGAGACGTGGTGGGACCGTCTGAGGGATTACGTGCTGCCTCGCCGCCTGAACCGGGAAGGGGAGGTTTCCCTGCCCAACAGGGACGCCATGGACCGCATGACGGACACTACGGCTGTGGAGGCATGCCAGAAGCTGGCCAGCGGCCATATGTCCTATATTACGCCCAGCCATGACGTATGGTTCAAGTGGTCGGCTCCGGACGACCGGGGTGGCGACGAGGCGGAGGCCTGGTATAACCAGTGTTCGGAAATTGCCCTGAAAGAATTGTCCGTTTCCAATTTTTATACGGAGATCCATGAGTGTTTTCTGGACCGGGTGGCTTTGGGGACCGGAAGCCTGTTTACGGGCACATCCTCGGACGGAAGGCTGTTGTTCACCAATATTCCGTGCGGACAGTTCGCCTGTGCGGAGAATGCGGAAGGCCGGGTAGATACCTACGTCAGGGAGTTTGCCTACACGGCTCATCAGGCGCGCTCCATGTTTGGGGTGAAAGCTCTGGGGCCCAGGGCCAGGGGAGTTCTGGAGCGCGGAGGAAATCCGTATGCCACGACTTTGAGGTTTCTGCATGTGGTGCGCCCGCGCACCCGGCGCAGCCGCCGCAGAGAGCAGGCCTCCCACATGCCGTTTGAAAGCGTTTACCTGTCTCTGGACGACCAGGTGATCGTGGAGGAAGGGGGATACATGGAGTTCCCTTATCTGGTAACCCGCTTTTTGAAGTGGGGCAGCGGCCCGTACGGTCTGGCTCCCGGCAGACTGGTGTTTCCCGCCATCCAGCAGGTGCAGTTCCTGAACCGTATTCTGGACACTCTTGGCGAGGTGGCCGCCTTTCCCCGCATTCTGGAGCTTGCCAACCAGATTGGGGAAGTGGATTTGCGGGCCGGCGGCAGAACCGTCATTACCCCGGAGGCCGCTTCCCTTCACCTTCCCCGGGAGTGGGCTACGCAGGGCAGGTATGATGTCGGGATGGACCGTCTGGCGCAGAAGCAGGATGCGATACGCCGCGCCTACTATCTGCCCATGCTGGAACTTTGGAGCGGGCACCACGGCAATATGACCGCCACAGAGGTCATGGCGCGGGAGAATGAGCGCGTTTTGATGTTTTCTCCTTCCTTCACGCTGTTTGTGAGTGATCTGTATTCCACAATGACACGCATTTTTTCCCTGCTGTTCCGTATGGGCAAGTTTCCCAGCCCCCCCCGTGCGGTATTGAGGGAGGGGAGGGACGGTTCCGTTGCCGTGGGAGAACCCAGAGTTGTCTATCAGTCAAAGATTGCCCTGGTGCTCAGGCGCTTGCAGAGCGAAGGGATGGACCGCAGCCTTCAGCGGCTGAACATGATGATGCAAGCTGCCCCGGATTTGTCGGATCATGTGGACTGGGACCACTGTTTCCGCCTGTCCGCCCGGGTGGACGGCGCCCCGGAGAGCATGCTGAGGCCCTGGGCCGAGGTTCGCTCCATGCGGAAGGAACGGGCGGACCTCCGGCAGGGAGCTTCCCCGGCTCCGGAGGAAGAGGATCCCTACGCTTCCCTCAATCCCTTGCTTGACCAGTTAACCGCGATTCAGGAATGAACCAGGATACGGCATTGCAGCAGGAGGCCTCCGTCCGGGAGGCCCGGCTTAAAAGGCGCCAGCTTCTCCGGGTGTTTGACACCCCGGACGGGCGTGAGGCGCTTTCCTTTCTGGAAGCCCGCTTCCAGACTGATTTGCCCGTTTTTCAAGGCAGTCCGGGGAATTACGACCCTCTGGACGCCATGAGGAGGGATGCTTACAGGGAGATCTTTCTGTACATCCGCCGCCAGCTCCAATTAGCCATTAAAGAACCTACAGAAGAAGAAAAAAATGATTGATTCCACAGATAACAGCATGGCCGCTCCTTTCAGGGGAGCGGAGGGTTTCGGGGCCGTTTCCCCGGAGACGGAAGCGTTGTCCGAAACCGCGGTTCTAACTGAATCTTTTCCTCCCCTTCTGGGGGAGGACGGAGGTTTTGCTCCGGATTGGTACGCCCGCTTTGATGAGTTGAAAGGGATGGAAAAATCTCTTTCCAAGTTTAAAACGCCGGCGGCTCTGGCGAAGAGCTACGCGGAGCTGGAACGCCTGCGACGTTATCCCGGTGTGGAGAATGAAGAACAGATGGCGCGGTTCCGTCGGCTGGCCGGATTGCCGGACTCGGAGGAGGAATACCGCCTGGAACGTCCTGAATCCACGCCGGAAAGCGAATGGAATGCCGGTCTGGCAGAGCGTATGGCCCGCACGGCCTATCGTTACGGAGTGCCTCCGGAAGCAATGAACGCTCTTCAGGAGACGATGGCCCAGGCATATGATGAGACCCGAGAGCACATGGAAAATGCCCGGATGGAGATGGAAATACAGGCGGAACAGTCCCTTCAGCAGGAATGGGGCGCCAATTATGAACGCAACATGGGCAGGGCTGCCGCCGTTCTCCGGCGGCTCGCCTCTGAAACAGGAGTGGACGCGGAGGCTTTGCTGGATAATCCGGAGCTCGGTTCCAATCCGGATGCAATCCGCCTGTTGTACCAGGCGTCACGCCTGCTTGATGAGGCTCCTCTCCATCATGCAGGAAATGCGGCGCCTTCTCCCGCAGAGGAAGCCATGCGGATGGAGTCGGATCCTTCCCACCCTCTTTATGAGGCGTATATGAGTGTGAATCACCCCAATCACAAATATGCCAATGAGTTATATGACCGTTTGACCACTCGTTAATTTCCCGGACGCTTTAACCAGCGGAGTTTCATAAGAAGCAAGCCCGGCGGAATATCTTCCGCCGGGCTTTTAATGGTCATTGTTTCATCAGGGAAGGAGGGGTAAGGGCTGGGGCCTTAAACTGCCTTCCTACCATTAGCGTCCCGGGAAGGGGCTTATGTTCAAAAAAAGTTGGAAAAACATTTTTTCCCGCATGGGAAACGTGTGGGGTAAAATATTCATCATGTCTTTCACCGTAAGTGAGTAAAGAGGTGGATACATCCCGTATTTCCTCTTACTCGCGCAAATGGGTCTTTTACATTGAGCGCTTCTTTATACCGGCATTTTTTCAATTAAGCCTGTTACGGGAGAAAAGAGGGTATCACTCCTGTCGGCAATAAAAAACCCCGTCCAGAAAGGAACGGGGTTTTAAGAAAAATGGTACGCGGTAGAATTATATTAATGTTGATTATAAATTATTTATAATTTATTTACACAATTTTTTACACAAAAAATATTATAGTCTGTCTAGTAAACGGTGCATATTTTGATGGCGTATTTTGTCGCGGTGTTGGTAGTGGACTATCCATTCCGGGCCGTAGGCTGATGCCAACGGAATCAGGTCGGAAAGGTATCCTATGGCATGCTCTATCCAGAGTGTTTGACTGCCTATTTTCCATGCGAAAAAAACAAGGTTTGGTGTCCATATACAGAGGCCGTTAGTGGTAGTAGCTTTTTGCATATCTTTGTAGAGTAGTTTTTTAGGAGAAATAGAAGAATTTGTTATTCGACAATATTCAGCGTAATAAGCTAATGTTTTTTTTCTAGCGTCATATTTCACTGATTTTGATTTTTGTTGATCGGCATCATTAACTTGTTCTTGTTCTATTTCTTCGGGACGAAAGGCTCCACATGCCGGCGTATCAGCTGGCATTTCATCAAACCAATGTCCGGATTGAGAGCTGATACAGCATCCGTCAAAATTGTCCCAATATAGGCATTCTTCACAGGTTTTCATGCGCTCTCATTCCCTTTCTTCTGCTTCACGCCACTTCGCTTCCATGTCGTTTTTATTTAGGCTATACAAATCCCAACTATCCCTCTGATTTGCTAATTTCCGTTGGAAACCATATCCGGGAATAAATTTTATTTGAATAGCCGGGGAATCAAAATCAGGGTTACCTTTAGCCCCTATAAATGGCCGTTCCATTATTTTGCGACCGTTGAGCATCTTATATATTGCATCTGCCGCGTGCATCTCAAACGGTCTGTTTTCCTCAATGGGCTTGACCAGTTCGATTTCCGCGTAGGTAAGATGTATCGGTTTCCCTGTGTGAATATTGTATTCCTTCATTACAATACCGGGTTCTCCGGTTCTTTCATCTTCTGCTACATTGAATATCTGACCATCTTTAGCCCACAGGAATCCGCGTCCGTATAGTCGGGCACGCACAATATCCCCTTTGCGGTAACGTCGGCGGGGATCATATATCTTTTGTAGATGCTTTTCCTCTTCTTGTTCTTTGAGGTACTTTTTAAGTTGATATATCTTATATTCGGTATTCATGTTTTTTCTGGTGATATCGTTTTGAGTGTTCTGTTGTGCCATATCAAAAAAGCGTCAGTTGTGGGTTGTAGTTCATCCATAGGAATTCAATCCTCTGCGAACGTCGCATACTCTCCGTAGCCTTCTTCTCTACCCTCCAGCCCGGAAGCATGGAGGCATAAAGGCCGTTATCATAGCCGGACAGAACAACCTTGCCTTTCAGCCCCGTAACAAGACGCAAAAGCCGTTCATGATCCCCATGATCATACTCAAAAGCATAGCGGCCGTCCTTTGTCCGCGTCTCGTGCATGTAGGGAGGATCCAGATAAAACAGGGTATCGGGAGAATCATACTCCCGGATAATATCCAGCGCGTCCTGCTTTCGGATAGTCACGCCCGACAACCGGACATGAGCCTCCGCCAGCAGATCGGGCAGCCTCTGCCACTTGCCGACAACCCGCCCGCAACTGGCGTTCCGGTCTCTTCGGAATCCTGTCTTGCGGAACATCCCGTCGCAGGAAACAGCCATGAACGAGCAAACAAGAAACTTCCTCGCCCGCTCAAGCTCATCCCCGGACTTGTCCCGGGCCGCCAACTCATACTCCCGCTCTGAAAACGGAGTCATATTCACCAGCTCCATCAGCTCCACATAACGCTCGGAACGAATAACGCGGAACAAATTCACCACGTCATCATAAAGATCATTATAAACCTCAATCTCCACAGGAGCTTTGTTCAGGAGGACGGCCGCAGAACCTCCGTATGGTTCGACATAGATTTTATGTTCCGGAAAAAATGGAACAATCCAGTCGGCCAGCCTGTTCTTCGCTCCAAGGTATCTAAGTACGGCTTTCATTTCTTTTTATCTCCATCCTTCTTTCTCTTCCGCCCGCAACAACTTATTAACGGCTCCTGACGGAGTGGAACTGTAGTGTCTTTGCTCTGTCCAATTCCAAGGACGCCTGATTGCGCTCCATTCGTGGATTCCTTCCTGCGTAACGTAGATATTGGTTCCCTTGGCCCTCATTTCGTCGTGGCTCCGGGAATAGACGAATTCATAGTTCTTGTTCATGCCGGCAATTCACCGTTGGTTACTCTGTCCCTTACTTCCATCCTGGAAATCCCCATGGAAATCATCACCTTCTCCATATCGACTTTCTGAAACGCCTTCTTCCTGCCGCCGGGCTTGCCGATCAGCTTCTGCCCCTGTTCATTTTCATCTTCCCATTCCTCGTCTTCCACATCCTCCCCATTCTCCTTCTTGGGATATAAATCATGCACCAGAATAAACGCGGAAGCGAACTTCTTACGGAACCGGGCCTGTTCGGCTTTAATCCGCTTGCGTTTCAAAATGCAAAACCTCGCACCGTGTTCGCCAATAACCTCCGCATCAGACCAGTATTTCAAATTTTCCTTGTACTTGTCATTGCCCTTCCTGAACTCCTGCCGGAAATGGGGCAACAGCAGATCATACATAATCATGGCCCTGACGTAATCCTTCCGGGAAACTTTTAGATAAACCGTCTTGAAATAAGGCTTGTATTCAAAAGAACCGTAGGAACCCCGGCACACCGCCGCAATCTGGGCGACCAGCTTCATTTCCATCTGGTTTTTATACTTCATCTCAAACTCGCCGATTATTTCATCATTGAAATCATCTTCGCCGAAACCGTGTGCCCGGCAAATGCGTTCAAACGCCACTCTTGCGGATTCCTTTTCTCCGTCTATTCCCTCCTGAACAAGGGCGTAAATCTTTCTGGCTTTCTCAAAAGCCTTTTCCCGCTCAGTCATTGTCCTGTTCCTCCTTTCTCGGCTCCCACCAGTCTATGCTTTCTACGATGTTGGCATGAGAGCATTCGAAACATGGCACATCCCATTCAGAATAGTCTGAATATTTGCAGTTACCGCAGTATCTTTTAACCTGCCACGTCCTACATATGGCTCGTTTCTGCCATGCGTCACGGATAAGCAGGGCGTGCTGTTCAGTAACATCTTGGGTCTCGCAGCAAACATAGTTTCCGCTTCTCCAATAGTGACGCCTAGAGAGGAAATTAACACACTTCCATCCTTTATGGTCGTCTCTAAATTTTTCCAGCCTCCCCAATGCTTTTCCGTACTCGCGAAACGCTTTCTGTTCAAGTGTCGGTTTCATTTTCCTTTTATTTTGAATATAATATATTGAATGATAAGAATAACTAACAATATGATTAAAATTGAAAATATTAAAATATCGAATAAATCAATAATTATCATTACCGGTCTTCTTTCTGTTTATGTTCCATTATTTTATCTAAATAATAATTCAAGGCCTTACGCATGAATATACCTTTGACTAAACACTTCCGCGGAATCCACCAGACCCTCCCCCGGTAACTGTACCCGACGGCGTTTTTGAACCCACTGTTCTGGCGTATGACCCGCCGTCTGGCCCTTTTCAGTTGGTAAAAAGTTTTCATCATTCGGCATCTCCTTTCTGTTCAAGCTCCCACGGCCATTGATCCACGTCATCCGGCGTGGCTATCTCTGTATTTCCCTTGTAATCCTCAAGATAGATTTTACAGCGGTCGGTATTTTTGCCAATGACGGTTAAAATATCGTTGTTAAAATCCAGTTTGAGATTGTCTCCCTGATGTATCCTTAGGAAAGGCGGGAATTTGGAAACGAATTCTTCGGCGGCTTTCCAAGCTTGATGCGACGACGCTAAAAAAGTTACCCATTCGCAGGATGCGCATCCAACACGGCCCAGCTCTCCAAATTTAAGTTCGTAGAAAAATTGCAAGAGTGTTCCGCACAGCGGGCATTTAATATTTTTCATTTAATATCTCCGTTAATCGTTAAAATCTTGAACTTAATAACCCATACCCACGGATTCATTTTAGATGATCCGGCTCCCTTTAATTTATCCCACAGGGAAAAGTAAGACGTCCGGGCAAAAATGTACCCATTGGATTTCCCTGAATAATCCTTCCATAAACAGACATCCGTTTCTTCGTCGTGCCAGACGCTTTCAATGCCCTCCATCCGGGCATCCTGCGATGTAATGTCTAACAGCCGCTCAATTCTTACTTCTGTAAGTTCCAGCAAAATTCGCGCCGCTTTCCGGGGCATGTGAATGCCGGATTTCCAAGGTGACGCTTCCGTTCCATCTTTGTTTATTTTAATGCCTCCATCCTCGTCCAAGACATGTACATATCCTTGGTGAGTGGCGGCGTAGCAGTATTTCCCGGTGGGCCGGAATTGATCATCATATACCTCGAAAAACGTTTCTCTTACCCACAGTCGATCACCCGCTTTCCCGTAGGGGCATCTTACCCACGGATTAAAATTATCATCCGGAAATTCCCCACTTTCGTCATTGGAGACGGCAAGCCATAAGCCGGGTTCTTCCTCAATGAAATCCTGAATCTCCCAGCCTCTTTTTTTCAGGTACTCCGGGAAATTATTAAACCGGTTCAGGCCGCGCGTGCGGCGCGTCTGGTTCTTGTACTGGCCGGGCATGCTGTATTCCTGTAGTAACGCCCTGATCATGTCCTCGCTGAACAGAATGGGCCGTTCTTTCACATTGTTATTCATAGTTAGAAAGTTGTGGTTTTGTTTTATAATTCATAAGATTTATTGTCATTTTTTCTCCTTTAGCGGTTAAAGAGTATTTATTTTGGTAAGGCCAAGTTGAAAGGAGTTCGCAGGTAATGAGTTTTTCAAGAATAAGTTGTTTCGCTATTTTTTTCACTCGTTCTTGGTCGATGTAGATGGCATCAGATATTTTCTTTGGGGTTGTATAGCCTAATGCGATGGCCGCCAGTATGGCGGTTTTCCTGTAGGCGTTTTTCTGGTGTGGCAGATAATGACTAATATTTTTTGTGATGGTTAAGTAGGCTTGAAAAATGTTCATTGCATATGGCATTAAATGTTGAAAATGAATGATAAAAATTGTATCGCCGTGAGGACGTAAACACTACAGCACAATATCCAGAACCAGAGCGGCCAGTAACCTCCCTGAAACAGGGCTTTTTCCATAGAATTTAATTCCTGTCTGGCTTCTCCGGGGGACATGGTGACGGAGGTTCCTTTGACAGCATGCCGTTTTCGGATGCCAAATTTGACAGCGACGCGACAACAGCTTCTAACGCCGTCGTCAAAAATCCACAGGCGGCTCAAGCGGAGTTTACAGGGGTGTATGTAGTATCTCATTTTTCCAGTTGTTTAGTGCGGGTTTATTTCGTTAAAAAATTGTTTAAGTTCTTCGGGGGTAACGGGAACGTCCGTTTCCTGAGGGGGAGGGATGGCAAGGTTACGTTGTGGCGGCGGCTTGTTAGCCGGGGAAATTTTTGGTTTCCAGCGCGTGTCTTTCGCCCATAATTCCGCCTTGGTAAGCACATCAATGATGTCTTCGTAGAATTTCAGGCGGGAGGCAGGACAGTAGTATTTGTTGTTGTGGCTGTCTCTTGTCTGGCCGCGTTTGTAGTAGCCGTTATAGTAAGCTTTTAATAGTTGCCAGTCCCTGTCTCCGCATGTGATTGTTTGCTGGTATGCCTGCATGGCGGCGGCGTATTCTTTTTGGTTGAGGTCTTTGCTTTGCCAAGCATCCATAACGCAGGTGTTCCGCAAAAAGGCCCAGAATGCGAGCGGTGGCGTTTTGTTTTCCGATTTCACGGAGTGAGGCGGGGAACTGTTGTTTTCCGGACGGGGGGAAGGTTGCACGCCGGTATTGTTAGCCAGAGTTTGACGCTTTTTATTGAGAATGGCTTGTTTGTCGTGGGGATAGCCGTAAATATGCAGGTCTTCCCCGACCATATTCCAAAGGGTGGATTTTTTTCGGAGAGTGGCGGGATCTACGTTCAGCGTTTTCCGGATTTCAGCAGGTTTCCAAGATGCGAAATTTTTAATGATTCCGTTATTTTCCTGACTGGTGCAATATTGCAGGAGTGTAATCCAGATTCCGCGCTGGGATAGCCGCGCAGACTTGAATTCCCGGCTCTGGGTGTGATGATGCTGAACGGGCGAGTAGTTCACAGGGCAGGTCAGTTAATAGCTGATTCCGTGATGGTGGCGTCCAGATAACACGCGAGGATAAACAGCAAGTCTTTACCGCGCTGGGTAAGATGAATACTTCCGTCTGTTTGCTGTGCAATTCCCACATTGATCAAATGGGCAAAAAGCATACTGCCAAAGACGGGGTCTTCCTGATGCACTTCGGAATCAGCAAGGGAAGCGTAGTGCGTCAGTTGCTCTAATGTGTGAACAAGGCGTTTCCGGAGTTCCGTTTCCGGCAAGGAAAGCAGGTGCCGGCTGTATTTGGTGTCCAGATTGAGGATAAGGCGTTGATTTGCGTTCATGATTCCTCTGATTCATGGATTATTTTTTTGATGTAAGAACGGCTCCAGAAGCGTTTTCCGCGCTGGTCGCAAGGATTGTTTTTTACAAGTCGGGAGCATTGGGGATGGCGTTTGCGCTGGTTATAAAGCCATTGTTTAGAACAGCCGAATTCCTCGGTGATTTGATCCGTAGAAATGTAGTCATCCGGCGTAGGCGCCGCGACAGGGGAAGGGTTGGCGGCTGTGGAACGGAAGATGCTGGCCGCGCCAACGACAGCTAACTTGTCCCAGAGTTTCTCTGTGACGAGTTCAGCCAGAGCATTAAGTTCTTCCGGGGTCATAAATGGAAGGGCAGTTAAAAAATAAGGTTACTAAAACCTGCGATTATTTTTTATTGCCTGTTCCAGATTTAACTGATATTCTAGGTTACTAAAACCTTGTTCGATAAAAAAACAAATTTGTGCACTTTTCGAGCGATGTTCTTTTTCAGCTAATGCTTTCAGTTTGAAAAAAATATCATTGTTTAGTTTTACGGTAATCGACTTTTTTTCCTGAACGAGCGTTTCTAATTTCTGAGGCAATTTGTTCATAGTCTTCTGGTGTTAATTCAATATCACGGACGGCTTGTTCAACAAGGATTTCAAGCAGGCGAGACATGCTGATACCTTCACGCGCCGCCAAACGCTTAACTTGGTAGTAGCGTTCACGTGAGATGTATACAGCAAGACTTCGCTTTCTTGGATCGTGTTGGTTTGGCATCTGCTGGTTACTATAACCTGTAATCATTTGTCGTCAATTCGATTTTTGTAAAAAGATGATTTTGGAATATTTTTTCTGATTTTAAAAGTCCAGCCAAGGGCAGGTGAGGGTTTCCAAGGGTGTTTGCGGGTGTGTTTGAGCGTATGCTGTGACTGTTTGCTGATTGATGAGATTGACGGTATTGTTGTCAATGAGTTGCAGATGGGAAAATCCAGCGGCTTCTGCCTCTTCCGGGTTGTAAAAGCGTCTGTAATGTTGACCGTCTATATAGCTGATGATGTGGTCATAAAATTGCTGGCCGGATTGCATATAGCGTTTTTCCCCTTCAAAATGGAATGCTTTGACCAGAGGGGCAATACCGGCACTTTGTTTGGTGAGTTGGATGTGGTTGTCCCTACAGGCTTGATATGCAGCTTTGCTGAGCCAAGGGGTGTAGTAGAGTTCCCATGTGTGGGAGAAGCCATGAATGGGGGCATTTTGTGCAAATTTCCAGTCGAATGCTATATGTCCAAGGTATTTTTGGATTTGATGGTTTTGAATGTCCTCATTAAAGCATTTGCATTGGATGAGACGGACATGATTGTTTTTTATGGCAATGAGATCTACTCCTTTGTCTTGAAGGCTAGAAGTTGCACCACGGTAGAAAATGATATGCCCTTCTTTTTCCAGCAGGTAACCAATGTATTGTTCATAGGCCAGTCCTTGTTCTGTTTGTTTTTCTTCTATATATTGATTTATGTGGTTTAAAGAGGTTTGACAGGTTTGTTTGAGTTGTCCGATAATGTCGTTTTCCGGTGTACGCAGGAGAAGTCCGATTGTTTGGGATGTTGTTTCTCTTTCCTTTCTAAGATTTTCTAACCGTTCCGCTTTCTTTTTCTGTCGCTCCTGTTCTTCTTTCAGTTGTTTAAGGCACGGTTCTTCTTCAGCTTTTCTCCGAACCTTTTCTTTTTTCTCTTTGTAAATCACATATCCAATAGCGCATGAAGGGAGGATGATGGCAAAGGTCATAATCCAGTTTGTAGTTCTTTCGCGTTGTTTTTTTATGGCGTATTGCTTGCGTTTTTCGCGGAAGGCTTCAGGACAGTAAATTTTTTCACCGTCAGAGGTGGTGTAGTAACCGTTCCAGTCAACGTTGTTTGGGCCTATGTCTTCCAAGTCGCGTTCAAGCGAGGGAAAGGCGGCACAAGGGAGGGAGAGGAAGGCAAAGGAAATGATGATGAAACGAAGCATGCAGAACAGGAAGGTACGATGATGCGCAGATTTTGTCAAACAGGGCATCTTTGCAATTCCGCCAATCAGCTTCCAGAAAGAGTATGACCAAATATTTTCTCTTTTCAGGTTGGCAGGAGTGAAGGCCCCTGAGGGGGCTTTGCGAACGCCAAGCAGGCACGGAAGCGGGCAAGGCGCGACGATAGTTTTTGCGCGGTTTTCCAATGGATTTCTGCAAGGTTTCTGACGGATTTCTTCATGCTGTGTTTTTGCTGTATGTTGCCGTTGAGATTGTTATGATTTTCGGCATGCTCCGATATCAGGATTTATTAATTTATTCTATCCAATAAGAGAGCTTTTGGACGTTTGTAACGTGGTTGGCGCGAGCATGAGCCAACCGGATTTGATGCTCTCTCTTATGTTTTTTCTGGACTATTCTTGAAAAGGGGGGCCGATAAGACTCTATTTTTTCCTTTTCGTTCTGTGCTAAAGGTTCCCGCATGGAAATGTTGTTGCGAGCATTACGCGGTTTTTTCAGGCGTGTTCATTTATCCGGGCTGAATCAGGGTCAATTAACGGTCATGGTTGCTTTGGCTGACCGGGAACAAACTTGTATGGAGATCGTTACTCAAACCGGATATGACCGGAGCGCCGTCAGACAGATTCTTCAACGCCTGAGGCAACAGGGTGATGTTGTTTTGCGGCCTTACCGGTCGTCCGGTCATGGTCAGGTGGAATATATTTATACTCTGACGGAAAAAGGTTCTGATGCCCTGAAACAATGTCTTGAAGAGTTTGATGGACTGATGGCTTGCCTTGCCCGGAAGGATAATGTTGAAGCCTTGGGGAATGCCGGGGGGACGCAAGAAGAAGAGAATACCAAGCCAAAGAAGAGTGAGGCTTTGCAAGATTTGATATAAGTTGTTGTAATGTAATTGATTGTTAGGAAATGTTAAGTGAGCGTGACCATATTTTTTGTGAGAAAGTGGCCTCCGGATTGATGGCGTATCAGGCTTATATTGAGGCAGGTTTTTGTTGCACCAGCAACGAATCCGCGCAGGCGGCGGCTTCCCGGAAGATGAAAGAGCCGGGAATCAAGGAAGAAATCAGGAAAATCCGTGAGCGTCTTTGTGATGAAAATTGCCTAACGCTGAAGGAAAAGAGGCTCAAGCTCGCGGAAATTGCGCGAGGAAAAGCGTTGTTTTCCGGTGATGAATCTTTGTTTGAGGTGCCTCCCTCCCATGCAGAGCGGATGAAGGCGATTGATTTGGATAACAAGATGATGGGTGATTATGCTCCGGAAAAGCAGGATGTGAGCATTCAAGGGCTGTTCTTTGAAGATTTGTTTGAATATGGAGAGGGGAGAGAAACAGTATCAGGAAGTTCTGAACTTTTGGAAGAGCAGGTTGAATAACCGGCTTTGGCGGCTGGAACATCTGTATTGGATCAAGAATGTTGACGGCATTGTTATTCCTTTCCGGCCAAATGAAGTACAGCGGAAGTTTCTTGAAAGGCAACATGGCCGCAACGCTATTTTGAAGGCTCGCCAGTTGGGCCTTTCTACGCTGGTAGGCGTGTTGATGGCTGATTTTGTATTCTGGAATGAGAATAAGACTGCGGCAATTATTGATTGGCGACTGCCGGAGGGTCAGAAAAAACTTCTGGGAGTGCGGTTTCAATGGGAGCATCTGGATTATGTGCCGGAAGACGCTGAGCGTGAACGGCGCATTATTGCGTGGCTGATGCGCGAGAAGAAGAGGCGTTTGGGAACGGTCAAGAAGGATGGGTCTATTGTGCCGGTGACAGCTACAGCTAATAAGCTGGCGTTCCGGAACGGGTCTGTGATTTATACGGATAATACATTTCGCGGAGGGACAACACAGTTCATGCACGTTTCCGAACTGGCCAAAATGGCCAAGCGGTTCCCGGACAGGGCAAGGGAAGTGGTGAACGGCGGGTTTGAATCCGTGCCGACTAACGGAACAATCATTGTAGAAAGCACGCACGAAGGCGGCAGGAGCGGCGTGAATTACAATTTGATGAAGACTGCCATGTCAAAACGGGGGAAGCCTCTTCTCCCGGTGGATTGGCGGTTTTTCTTTTTCCCGTGGTACGAAGAAAGCCGTTACCAGCTGGACGTGCCGGAAGGGTATGTATTCAGGGATGAAACCATTGAATATTTCACCCGGATGAAAGAGGTTTATGGCGTGGATGTACCGGAATCCGCGCGGTTGTGGTGGGAATGGAAGAACGGGCAGTCTGATTTTAACATGGGGGAAGAGTACCCTACTGTGCCGGATGAGGCTTTTGACGCGATTGGGGACGATGCTATTTATTGCGCTCAATTCCGGAAGCTGCGCCGCGATAACCGTATTGGGTGCCGGTTTGTGGTGCATTCCTATGCTCCTGTTTATTGCACCTGGGATATTGGCGTTGCTGACCACATGGCAACGGTGTTTTTCCAGAAGGTGGGAGGGGAAACCCGCATTATTGGAGGGATTCAGGCCAAGAAGTCATGCGTGCTGGATATGCTGGCAAGGGTCAGGGATTTTGAGCAGGCGCATGGGTTTAAGGTGTTTCGCCATTTGCTTCCCCATGACGGCGGGCATCATTCCACTAATGACCGAAAGACGAATCAACAGACTTTGGAAGAAAACGGATGCCGGGATGTCAGACTGGTTCCGAAGACGGGAAGCGTCTGGCTATCCATTGGCGAAGTGCGTTCTTTTCTCCCTTCCACGGTCTGGCATGAACGATGCGGCGAAAGAATTGAGGATGGCAGTGAGGAAGGGCTTCCGGGATTGCTTGATTGCATGGAAAGCTATCATGTGGATCAGAACGGGAAGATTGATCATGATGATTGTTCCCATTTTGCAGACGCTTTCCGGATGTTTATTGAGGCCGCCTGCCACGGTTTGATTGAGGGGTTTGAAAGTTCCATCGTCGGCATGGAATGCCTGGGAACCGCGTCCTGTTACGATGCCGGCGTTGCGGATATGCCCTGATATAAGGGGGGATGTCCGGCATGGGTGTGACAACTTCACTCACTCTTTTTTGCTGATGTGCTGTCATGGTGCGCGTATGGGAAAGTTTCTTGAGGCAAAAGCGGCTCCGATTCCTCAGCAGAAAGAGGTGGTCAAGGAACCGGAAATCATTGATACGAGCGAAACGGCGGAAAATACCGTTAAGGCCCGCGCCCGAAAGCGTTATGGATTTGATAAAACTTTCACGGCAAAAGGGAATGGCAGTTCTGTTTTTGGTCAGTCTTCCGGAGCCAGTTACCGGAAGACGCTGGGTTAATCAGTTCAGGGTGTGAGTTATGAACGGGGAAGAAGTCATTTCGCTATATAACAATTTGGAGAGGGAAAAGCAGGATGCGGCAAGCTGGGCCTCAGAATTGAAGAAGTTTGTTTATCCTTTTTCCCCTACCGGGTTGCCCAGCAGTTTTTCCTTTCTGGGCGTCGGTTTGAAAAACCTGCATGATTCCACGGCTGTACGGGCCAATCAACGGCTTGCGGCGGCGCATCAGAGTTTTTTGAGCGATCCCGGAAAGCTCTGGTTCAGTTTTGAGCCTTCCGCCGCTCTTGGTTCAGCGGTGCAAAAGAGCGGCCCGGTGAAGAAGTGGCTGAGAGATTGCGCGGAAAGAACATATCAGGCATTGGCTGAAAGCAATTTTTATACGGTCAACCATCAGGCGTTGCTGGACAGATGCGGGTTTGGCACGGGGAGTTATTACGGCGGCATCAGCAATGAAAACAGGCTGATGTTTTCCTATGTTCCTTTTGATTCTTTTGTGTTCGCGGAAGATGAACAGGGCATGCCGAATTTGCTGATACGCAAGTTTGAATGGAATGCCGTCCAGGCGGCCCGCTGGCTTGGCGGCGCGGGGAAGCTGAACCAGCCAATGAAGGATGCCTACAGGGATGAAACAGAGCGCATCAAAAAGAAATTTACCATTCTCCATGCCGTAGGAAGAAAGGAAAATTATGATCCATTAACAGAGAAGGAATATTTTTCCTTTTATATAGAAAAAGGGAACAAGGACATTCTGGAAGAGGGCGGGTTTGGCGAATTCCCTTACATGGTTTCCCGTTTTTTGAAATGGGTTGGTCCGTGGGGACTGGCCCCGGCCCGGCTGTGCTGGTCTAATATCCTGTCTTTGCAGTATAGCCGGAGGATTACCCGGACGCTGGGAGAACTGAAGGCTTTTCCCCGTCTTAAGATTTCGAAAGATCTTGTTGGCCGCGTGAGTTTGAGGCCGGGCGGCCAGACTGTCGTCGGTCAAGGGGATACTGGTTTACCGGCTGAGTGGGGTACGGTGGGCGATTATCGGGAAGTGATGAATGAAATGGAAATGGATCGTCAGGAAGTGCGGTCTGCTTTTTATCTGGATATGCTTGATTTGTTCGGCGCGCAAACAGGCCAAATGACTGCAACGGAGGTGAACGCCCGGCTGGAAGAAAGGCTGTTGGCGTTCAGCCCTACGTTCTGCCAGCACCTGAATGATTTTCGGCCTATGATGCTGAGGATTTTCCGTCTAATGCTGGATGCCCGGCTGTTTGATCCGAATATACCTTCTGAGTTGATGAGGCCTAACGGGAAGGGAGGGCAGGAATTTAATCCCAAGGCTTTGCCTGATGTCGTTTACAATTCCAAGTTCGCCCAACTAATGAAGCAGGTTCAGCTTTCCGGGCTTGTCGGGTCTCAGGATATTATTGCCAATATGGCCAAGTTTGACCCCGGCGTGATTGCCCGGTTTGATTTTGATTTTGCGGCTCAGGAAGTTGTGCGCGGCATGGGCGTGCCGGAAAGTTTTATCAGGAACGACAATGAAAAGAAGGAGGCTTTGCAGGAAATGCAGGAGAGGATGATGGCGCAACCTCCTGCCGGAGAGGGATAACAATTAACAGTTTTGACAATGAACGATCCTTTTGAGTTCGACGAAGAAGAGGAATTAGAAAAGCAGAAGAAGCTGTTGAGTGATGCTTTCGGCAAGCTGGACAGGGCTTCCATGAAGGCTTTGGAAGAGTGGTTCCGTGGGGAATTCGGCATTCATCAGGCGGCTTTCCGCGTTTTTAACGGTGAATGGAATCCGCTGGACGCGATGAGACAAGACGCATTCCGGCTGGTCTGGAACAGCATGGTCGTGAGCTGGAAGAAAGTCCACGAACCGGGCAATACGGAAGAAGTATCATATTTTAACGATTAACAATCAATTTTTTCTATGAGCGAAAAACAAGAAAACAATAATGATGGGGCTGTGACTGTACAGCCGGTTTTGGGAAATGACGGTCATTCCAATGCGCCTTCAACACAGGGAACCGGTGCGCCTAAGCCTTCGGCTCCCTCCGGCGGCATTGCCTCCCCTCCGGTTCAGGGAACCGGCGATTTAATGCCTCCTGCCGGCGGCAATGCCGGTGCTTTTCCGGATTTGGCGGATTACGCTACCGGACTGTTTGAGGGGGTGGAGCCTGAGAGTCTGGATTACAAGCTTTTTGAACGCGCCCGCGTGGCGGCTCATAAGGCGGGGATTCCTCAGGATGCCCTGTCTTCCGTAATGGGGGATGTCCGGACGTTCATCAACGAAACGGAAGCGCAGATTGAACAGGCGCGGATAGATGCCTGTGATGAGCAGTTAAAGCAGTTACAGCAGACTTATGGGAGTAAGTTTAAGGCTGTGATGGAGGCCTGCAATAACACGCTCAACAATCTTGCCGTAGAGTTCGGGGTAGATGCCCATGTGTTCGACCTCCCGGAAATCCGGAATAATCCAGAGGTGGTGAAGTTTTTTTACGGCCTTTCCCAACGGATGAAAGAAGCCGGGTTTGCCCATGTAAACCAAATGGCTTCCATTGCTACTGCGGAACAGGAGCTTGAATCCATTTACAACGGCACGCATGAGTTGAGCAAGGCTTATATGGACAGCACGCATCCGGATTGGAAGAGGGCGCAGACGCGCGTGAATGAGCTGACCCGGATGACGATGCAGGGGTAATTTCATTTAACAGTTAATAGTTTTTATTGGTATGGCGACGGGCGCGACAGGGTTTCAGGGGTTCATGCGCGATCATGCGAAGGAGTTTTCCTTGTTTGGCAATGGCGTGAGTTTGGCCGGTGGGGCCTTGTCCGCCCTGAACCAGTATCAGGCCGGGAAAGCTCAGAAAGCGGCAGGACTGGCAACGGCGGATAATATGCGGCGGGCGGCTCAAGGAGCGTATGATTCCGCGCTGGCGGATGAATATTTGCAAAGGATGAACCAGAATGCTGACGCGAGCACGGCGCGGGCGGCTCAGGCGGCATCCGGTTTCATGTCCACCGGAACCGGCAATATGAATGAATTAACGCTGATGAAGCAGTATGAGCATGGCATTGCTCAGGCGGCTACTCAGCGGGAGAACCAGCGCAGGAGTGCGCTGTATCAGGCTGATTTGGCAGAGTGGCAGGCGAGACAGGCCGCGCGGGCCTCCAAGCGCGGGGCTTTGGGGACGATTTTAGGGGCAGTAGCCGGAACGGCTCTTTCTTTAACCGGTTTCGGCATGGCGGCAGTTCCGGCCATGAAGGCCGGGCAGGTGTTGAGCAGGTAACGACGAATAGTTAATCAGAAGAGAGTTATGAAAGTTGGTCTGATGGGAGATAACGGGTTCCGGGCTGGGCATGTGAATGGGAATGCGGCCGCGGCTCCGGCGCTTGCTACAGCCGAAGTATTTGGACAGGCGGCTAAAATTGGGCGGGCGGTGGATGATTTGGGGCAGGATTTGATGCACAAGGAGAATGTTTTGCGGGATGATGAGAGTTTCCGGATGGGACTCACTAACGCCCGCGGATTGATTGCCTCCGCTGAACAGGATATTGACAATGGAGCGGATTGGGAAGAAACGCTTGCCAAGAAGCGCGAGTTGGTGGATGAACCGGAGTTTATGACTCCGGATGCGGCTGTACGTTACCGCGCCGCCATTGAGGATTTGTTTCAGCGCGGGGGGGAGGCGTTGCAGGATAGACAGCGGAGAGTGAGCGCGAAGAGGGCCAGGGCGGCTTTTTCCGCAGATTGGGCCGCCGCCGTGGAAAGCGGAGATATGGAACGCGTTCAATCCGTGCTGAATTCCGGGGTGGGCGTGTATGTGGACGGCATGAAGGCATCAAGGATGCTGGCTTCCGCAAAGAAACAGATTGGCGCGTTAAAGGCGGCCAAGGATTTTGACGAGAATCCCGACCAGTTGGCGGCGGATTTGATTGACGGGAAATATCAGGGCGTTTTGTCCAATACGGCTATTGCCTCTTATGGCCGTTTGTTGCAGGGGCAGTCCGGGGTTCCTACGACTGTCAGCTTGTATGATGTTACCGACATGCCGCTGGGAGAAGGGGGCCGGAAGCTTTATGACCGTGTTTTGCTGGATGAACCGTTTGAGGATGCTGGAGAGGGCGGGGGAATGGTTGAAAGAGAAGGAGTTCATGAGCAGGCCGGGAGTGTTGCCAATGGTTTTTCCTCTTCCGGCGGAATCAAGAAAAAGAAGCCGGAGTTCCGTAGCGGCGTGGCTGATCCGGTGGTGGATTTAATGAGGATCAGGGCGGCTGAGGGACAGTTGCCGACAACGGAAGAGATTGGAGTAACCAGCATGAATGAGGTGTTGGCGGCGGATGTGAGCGGACTGGTGAAGGATGGCGGCGTGGGGTCTCCGTCGTATATGATGTATCTGGGAGAGTTGAAGCGGAGGTGGAAGGAACATGGAGTAAGTAATGATTTTCAGGAAGCTATGGAATCCACTCTTGAAAATCGCGTGCTGTCCATGCAGGGACAGAAGACGGACAGGATCAGTTTTAATGTGGATGACGTTGTGAGAACGATGGAAGGAACGGGGGAGTTTGTTACTGCGGACGCTCTTAAGAATTTGGAGTGGCATCGTGAGGCATTGAGGGAATTTGAGATTGAGAAGGCGGGTTTTGCCGGAACTGGCGATAAAAAGAGAGAGATGGCACGGCGTGAGAGCGGGTTGGAACTTAATGTGGAGCGTTGGAAGAAGGAAGCGGAGATTCAGAGTAAAAGGAATTCAATGGAGATGCGCAGGTGGGTATTTGAGTGGCAGGCGGCGCATCCGGGCGAGAAAAGTTCTGTGAAGTTTGTGACCGCCATGAAGGAAAAGATGTATCAATTAACAGGAAGACATGCTTCTACGCTGGATTTTCTGCTCCGGCAAAATGGAGAACATGCGGATTCCGTGAAAGATGATGATACGGATTTCGTGCGGCGCAATGAGGCCAGAAAGGGACTGGATGATTTGAGGAAGAAGGCTCTTGCCTTGCCAAAACCGGATGAAAGGCTGAGCGTGAGGACGAAGGCAATGAATATTCCCGTAGCGGATATGCGGGATGCTCATGTGAAAGAGGTATGGAATGATGAGTGTTTTATTGTCGGAGAAGATCATCTGTCACGCTATCCGCAGTTGAGGGAACAGTATGTGCCGGATGTGAGTTTTGAGCTTGCGGATGGCCGGATTTATCGTCCGCAGAAGGTTGCCGTGGTGCCGGGCCGCGCGTTTGGTTTTTCCCGGAGGGCCGCTATTGCGTTGCGGCTGGTTCCCGGGTGCAGGTTCAAGGCGGCAGTCCGGTTTGATTTTCCGGATGCGGAAAGAGCCGGCAAGGAAGGCCGCAAGAGGCTTTTTGAACATGGTATTCAGGGGATGGAAGAGAAGATTTCCGGATTGCTTGAAAAGGGTAATATTGATTTGACGAATCGTCCGGTTGTGAAGAACAGGGATGGGTCTATTAGCACCGTGCGTTCCATATCTATTGGCATGGATGGAAAGGAATATTTGATTCCTACGGTGTCTGATGACGGTTCCATTCTTTCTGATGATGAGGCTGTAGAGATGTTTAAGAGGACAGGCAGGCATTTAGGCGTGTTCCGGTCTCCACAATCCGCAACGGATTATGCCAAGAAGTTACATGAAGAACAGGCTCGCGCCTATGTACGTTAATTTGAATTATTTAATAGATTTATGAATATTGCATTGAATGTGAATGGTCAAAAAGAGTTGAACCGGATGAATGCTCCGGAAGAATCCGGGCATGTGGATTTGAGACCTCCGATTGTGAACAGGCCGCAAGTGGGGCCGGAAATGAAACTGAATGTTCTGGATAATGAACAGGCCGGGAATGTGGCGGTTGCCGTGGAAGATGAGGGGAGGAGCTGGGAACCGGGGCAGGTTATTACGAATGACAGGCAGTACCGGTCCGTCATGGCGGATTTTAATTTGATGTCCGTGGACAGTCCGGATTATGACAGAGTGAGGCAGTCTTTAGATGAATACTGGGACCGGAGAGGATTGGGGAACGGCCATGTCGCGGAGGCGGCGGATGTCAGGCGAGGACGGGCTTATCAGCTGATGGCGGAGTTGGGAGACGGCTCGGACTTGGATCAGGAACAGGTGAATGAGGTGGAACGCACGCTTGGGAAGGGTGTGGTGGATTTTTATAAGGGATTAAGTCAGGAAGAGAAGGATGAGGTGCTTGTGGATGGTTTTGTTCAGTCTTTCGTAGGTGGCGCACCCGCTTTGAGCCGCGTATATCTGGCTGAACGGCTGGGACTGGACACGGATGAGGCTTCTGTTATGGCGGCGGAGTTGCGCCGTCAGGCCGGAGTTGGCCGCACCAGAAGGGAACAGGTGAAGAAGGACATGGGGGAAGTATGGGGGGAAATGGTGACGGCAACGGGAAGCGGGAAGGAGTTTTCTTTAGATCCCCGTGATCATCAGGGGCGTAGTCCGGAGTTTCTGGCGGGCGCGGCCAGTCTGGCGGATAGCCAACGAATGGCGGCGGCTTTCATTAAGGACATGGTTTACGGTGAAGACGGAAGGAGCCCTCGCGCTCAGGGGATGCAGACGGGGATTGACGGGTTAAGGACGTATGGTTTTTCCAAATATGAGGAAGGCCGCTGGGTTGTGGAACTGGCGAATTTGCACCGGAAAAATGAACAGGCGTATGAATTGGCTGTCAGCGCGATTGCCGGGCTGGTGGATTATCAGAAGGGAAATGAATCTGCTTTTTCCCGGATGCTGAATAATTTTTCCGGAATGGCGGTTGAAGGGCTGGTTCATGGCCCTTCCCGCTGGCTTGAATCCGGAGTGATGGATTTTTTACAGAGTGCCGGGCTGGTTCAGCGCGGGGAAGAGAAGTTTGACGATCCTCTTTGGATTCAGCGGGTGAATAAGGTGGCGCAGGATATTCAACAGGTGAGGATGGAGCAGTATAAAGCACGTTCTTCTCATGGGCTGGTGAATTTTCTGGAAGAGGCTTCCGGTGTTTTTGGTGGAGCTGTACCGTTTATTATGACAGGCGGGGTGGGGTCTTTGCTGGAAGCGGAAGATACGGCGGAAACCGGTTATCTGGCTAAGGGTGTGGATGGTTTGACGGCAAGAAACGCGGCTTATGGAGAAGGCATGGGAATGTGGGCGGCCAATATCTGGGGGCTGGGGAAAGGCGGGAAGCTGGTTGGGAAGGCTTATGACAAGCTGATGAATTGGGCCGGGCGGAAAACCGGCATGAAGGGGCTTTTGGGCCGTGCTTTGGAGACAGACCGGTTCTGGGGACGCGGGCCGCTGTTTGTTGGTCTGGAAGGGGGAGTGTTGCATGCTCAGACAGTTATTGAGCCTTACGCACGTTCCGTGGCTTCCAATATGTTTTCCTGGGGGAATGGGAAGAGCTGGGATGAAGCGGATGCGGAGGCCCGTGAGGCGATGACATGGAGGAATTTTCTGGTGGCCCTTCCCATGTCCCTGTTGCTGGGGTATGGGCGGTATGCCAAGAATAGCCCGTTCCGGGCGGCGGCTATTGCTGATGAACGTATCCGGGGCATTAAGGCTGAGTGCGCGGAGTGTCCGGAGACGATGAAGGGGTTACATTTTACGGACGAAGAAATTAAAATGATTCTCAATACGGAGAATGACAGGGATAAAATCAGGCTGTTTGATTTGACGCTTCACAGGAAGATTGAGGGGAAGGTAGCAGAAACCGTTGGGGAACCCATAGGGGTGCTGATGACTCCGGATGTTCCGCTGGTGAAGTCCCTGATGGAAGAGAGGGTTATTCCCCGTGCGGAGGTGGTGAACGGGAAACTGCGCGTTTATGATGTGGAAACAACACTAGGAGCTGTGACGTGGGATAAGGATGGAAATCCGGTTCAGGGGGTGATTGGCGGTTTGGAAGGAAGAGAAGGTGCGGATAGAGGGAAGGAAAACGGGAAAGAGTTTGTAGAAATGGATTTGGAGACAGGAAACAGGTTCTTAACGGCGAAGGTACAGGAATGGGCTGTGAATCAGGATTTTACCTTGAAAAATGCGGCGTTGAATGATGCGTCCGTAGATTATTTTGCGGAGAGGTGCGGCGTGGATTTCAGGAAAGAGGGTACGGCTATGTCTTACCGGGTTTTGAAAAGGATGGCTGATGATGCCCTGATGCGCATTGCGGAAAGGAGCCGGAAAAAGGAATGGAGCAGGGATGACCAGAATGCCCACGAAGAAGATGTTGTTTTGGCCGTTTTACCGAATAATTTCCGCGACCGTGTGGAGATCGCCTTGAAACGCGGAGAACTGGCGCGCGGAGAGGGGTTTTCCGGAGAGGTAACGGAAGAAGAAATTGCGGCTGTGGCGGAACGGGAAGGGGTGCATACCCCCGCTTTTAATTATGAGCTGGAAATGGGGAAGAAGGTGATCCGGTATTATGAGGGTGAGGTTACGTTTCTGGATCTGGTGGAGGAAATGGCGGAATTGTATGTGAAAGGGGAAATGAAGGCCGGCAGGGAATTGACGTGGTTTTCCCGGAATCTGCTGGATACTCAGAAGGCTTTCAAGGATCAGGGGGTGAATAATTGGAAATTGGTGGATGAGAGCTTTTTTGATGATGGGGCGGATGCCGGAAAGAGGGAGAAGGCCGTGATTGAAGGGATGAGCAAGCTGATGCAGGCGGTGTTTATGGGCGAGTACCGGAAGAAGGCTTTGCCTGCGCCCGTGAAGCGTTTTTTGGAGGTGATGGAGGCTTTGATCAGGAAGGTCGCGGATATGGTCGGTCTGGCCGGGGCATTCCGGAAGGCGGTGGATTCAGGAACCGTGAAAGGCGATTTTGCGTCTTTCGTGTATGATGCCGTGGGTGCGGATTTCGCTCAGAGCCGAAGCGAGCTGACGAGAAAGAAATTTGAAAATCAGTTGAAAGAATTGAAGGAGAAGCCGGAACGGCTTTTGCAGGATTATGGTTTTCATTTGATGTACGCGGAAAGGTATGGTTTGGAGAATTACCGCCAGCAGGTGATGGATGATTTGCTTGCGAATGATAAGGAACAGCGAGAAAGGGAGTTTGCTCAGGCCGGAGTAGATTTTTTCCAGCTAATGAAGGGGGCAACTTTGGAGGAAGCAAAAACGGTTTTGTCTTTTGTTAAAGAGGGCAGGAGAGAAACCGCTTCTTTTTCCGTAGCGGATAAGCTGGATGAAATGGGGAAGGATGCCGGGAAACGGAAGGTGATGGATTTTGTGGATATGGTGGTTTCCAGCAATGTTTCAAATAAAACAGAATTAGGGGTTGTAGAATACAGGAATGTCACAGCACAGGAGATTGCTGATATTAAAGCAGGTCTGGGGATTGATGTGACGGGTATGGTTCATGAATTTACTGCGGGCGGTATTGTTCATGCACTGAAAAAACATAGTCATGATTCCAGTGCACGGAAAGGTCAGTTAGATTTAACGAAGGAGGATATTAAGTTAGCCCTTGATGTGCTGGATAGTTATGACCGGATGGAATTCAAACCGAAAGGACGGAATCAATCTTCTGTCATTTATGTGAAGCAGTATCCGCATGGAGAGATTCATACGGTGGAACAGGTGATTGAAACAACGGGCAGGCGTTATAGCAAAAAGCCCAGACTGACGTTTAAGACAGCCTGGGTCAAATCGACGTCCTCCGGAACCGGACCCGGAATAGAAGGGGTTTATACTCCCCAACGCCGCAAAAACAGTATGGCAAATGAAGGGGGAAATGTCAATTCTGTCGCGGAAGCACAGGAACAGGGTCTGTTTCGGGACGGCCATTTTGAGGCGGATAACGCTGTCATCACGGAACCGGGGGTGACGTTTTCCATTACTGCCCTGCATGCTTCCCCGCATTCTTTCCGGAAGTTTTCTACGGATTATATGGGGCAGGGAGAAGGAGCGCAGGCGTATGGCTGGGGGTTGTATTTTGCGGAGAGCCCGAAGGTGAACCGGAGGTATATGAACCAGTTCGGAAAGGGATTGCGTCAATTTTGGAAGGTAAACGGAAAGAATGTTCCTGTTAATGAGTTGTGGAAGGTTGTTCCGGGCGTGAGAAAAGGAGATGTGCCTACGTTTTACAAGGGGCTGAATTTTTTGGAGTCAGCACGGAAGGAAGAAAAGACCCTTCTGGATTTTTATAAGTTTAAGAAGAATCTGTATGCTGTCTTGGCGGAGAGGCGTAAGACAGTAGATCAGGAAAAATTTGAACGGGATATTGCCAGATTTACGGAACGGACCCAGAAAAAGAAGCGCAAGGAGAGGGATGATGAGTTGAAGCGTCTTGTTGAGGGTGAGAGAAGAGAGCTTGAGGATATACAAGAGTATGTGCGTAATGCCGGACTGACGCGTGAGTGGGCAGAGGCCGGGAATACGGTGGAGCCATATGCCGCTCTGCCTTCCAATTACCGCGTGGAATTGAATGTGGATGATTCTGTTCTTTTGAATTGGGATAAGCCGTTTTCCGAACAGAGCGAGACGGTGAAGGAGGCGTTGGCCGAGGAGTTGGCGCAACGGATCGGGTGTGCGAAGGAGGTTGCGCTTGAGTCTTTGTTGATGGAGGGCCGCCAGTTTAACGGGGAGCAGATTTATGTTGGTCTCTGCGAAGGTTTTTCGAGGGATTGGAAGAAGGGTATGAAGAAGGCTTCTCTTGCCCTGCGGAAGTTTGGCGTTAAGGGCATCAGGTACGCAGACGGTTTTTCCCGCAGGAAGGCGGAGGAAGAGCAGACGTATAATTACGTGATTTTTGACGGCAACGATATTAAGATTACAGCGTTTGCGGATGAGAGCACCGGGGGAGAGTGGGCGGATTATGTGGATGGGTCGGCAACGTTTTCCGTGAGGGAAGATCTTCTTGGAGATATGAAACGCCAAATGGAGAAGACCCGGAGTGATGCCGTGCGTGAGTATTGGAGACATGTTACAGAGCGGGTAGAAAAAGAAGGCCGTGCGCTGGACGCTTTGTTCAGGGGCCGCGAAGCTGGTACGAATGATGTCCGGGTGAAAATTGCGGAGGCGCGGAGTATTATGAAGGTTGCTGTCTCCACACTACCGGAGAAGGTGCGCGGTAAACTTGCGGGGCAGGAAAAGTTGCTGGATTATTTGATGTCCGCATTGGAGACAGGGCGTTTTTCCGCTACGGATGCCCTGACGGAAAAACAGCTTGCGGCGGCTAACCGGAAGATGGAACTGCATCCGGAGTTTTTTGATGATTTGGTAGGTAAGACCGTGGAAAGCCTGTTGCCGAAGGTGTACCAGCGGTGCGGGGAGGTTATTGATTTGTATGTGCGCGATGAGTTGTTTCGGGAAGTGAGAAGTATGATTTCCGAACATGAAGCGGTGATTGACGAGAAGACGCGGAAATTCAAGGTAAGCCGTCTGGGGGCCTCTCCTACGGAGTTTTTACGGCGGGTAATTAAACCTGCGGTATATGCAACGGGGAGAGATGTTCAGGAGAGGGTGAATGAGCTGAGCGGCAGGATTGCGGCGATTGAAGAGAAGTTGAGGACGGATAAGTTCTGGAATGGAGAATTGGGTACTGACGGCTCAGAAGCGGAAGGCGGCCTGTTGATGGAAAAGCAGAGACTTTGCGGGGAATTGAATTGGTGGATTAAATATTCTGCCGCAGGTTCAGCGGATGTGAATAGAATGTTGGATATTCATGAGGCGGTGGGTTCATTTATCAGCCGCAGCGTGGAGGTTTGGCAGGTGCATTTACAAGAAAAGGTGGACGGCTGGAAGAATGATGGGGCCGCCCTGATGGAAGAACTGCCGAAGTCTGTCAATCAGAAGAGCCTTCATCAGGCCCAGATGGAAGTGAGTGATTTGGGGGTGGATAGTGAGACCGGACGAGCGAAGCGCGGGGTGATGCTGGGATGGCTGGATAATCCGGTCAGGTTTTTGCAACGGCTCTGCGATGGACCGGGAAAACAGTTCTTTTCCCGCTTCAAGAAAGAATTTATTGAGGCGACTGACCGGGCGCAGTCCATTCGCGCAGAGGAAGTGGATAAGATGAATGGTGTGTTGAAACGTCTGCTGAATACGAAGTCTGACAGAAAGGTGAACGAGTTTTTGAGTATGTGGAGCACTCCGGAAGATTTGGGGCTGTCTCTGTCAGAAAGGGGAGTAAAGAAGACGAAACTGACGATTGACCAGACAGCAAAGCTTTTGGAAAGGCGAGAAAAGAATCCTTGGTGGGGTGTGGATATGTATTCCCAGAATGCGATTGATTTGCTGAGGGAAGAGTATGAAGCATGGGGACGCGGCGAGAATCGGGCGCGAAAATGGTTTGAAGTGGAAGAATGGTACGATATGGCACCTCAGCCCATGCCGAAGCTGAGCCGGGATCAGGCCCTTTTTGTGCTGATGTGCATGGATCAACCGAACGTGTTTTATTCCAAGATGGATGATTTTGTCCCTCCGTTGCGGAGACGTGGATGGACGGATGAGCATAAGGCTAAGCTTGAAGAGTTTATAGGCCCGGTAGGGATGGCCTTGAAGAGTGTCCTTTTTGAGGAGTACGCCCTTGTGGGCGATAAAATCAGGCCGCTTTACGAAGACCGCTACGGGGTGCCTTTCAGTAAACGCCGGAATTATTCTCCGCTCCGCTGGATGGTTGCGGAGACGCAGGAAGATAGTGAACTGGCTTCCATTCTTGGGGATGACGGAACAATAGCCGTAGGCAGGTCTGACGGTTTTCTTTCCACCCGTATTTTTGATCATAAGAGGTATCTGGATACTACTCAGGGTGCGCTTGCTTTGTTCTGGAAGCATCATGCGAATGCTGTTAATTGGGTCTGCACTCAGGAAATTGTGGAGAGGTATCAAGGGATTTTGAGTGATTCCAAGGTTGCCCAAAAGCTGATGAGCAATATCGGGGGGCTGGATTACCGTGGTTTTCAGGCATTGATTAACCGGCTGGAACACGGCGGCAGGGATGCCGTAGCCGAATTGGATGCGGCTGAGAGGATGAAGAACGAGATCATGAATGCCCGCGCTCTTTCCGTGATTCTTGGGCAGGTGACGAGTTATCTTAAACAGACGACGGCGGTATTTAATGCTTTGCATGGATGCGATTTGAGTATTTCAGATTGGGTTCATGGTCTGGCCCGTGTGGTAAGCGGGAAGTCTGTTCTGAGCGTTCAGGAGTTGTTTTCTTCCGATTTGTTTCAGGCACGGAAGGATGGGTTTATGTATTCAGTCCTTTTGGGGTACAAGAAACAACTTGGGGGACGTGTCGGTTTGCTAGAGGAGGTTACAAACCAGTCCGGGAAGATTTTTGGTTTGTTGGATTCCGGAAGCAATGCGGTAAGTTTTGCCGCGGCTTTTGACCATTATTTCAGGCAGGGCGTAGAGCAGGGCATGACGAAGCCGGAAGCGATGGAGTATGCAAGGGATGTTATTGAGGAAGGGTTATCTACGGCTCAGCCTATTAACTGGATTCAAATGCCGAAGATGCTCGAAAAGACGAAGGGGATTTTTTCTGCGGAGTGGTTTTTGATGTCGGAAACTCTTCAACGGAGTGCTACGGTGATTCATTATTTAACACGCGGGAATATGAGGCTGGCGGTGCGTAGCTGGCTTATTCAGGGGGTTGCTATGCAGGCTCTTGGGTATTTGATTAATAATGTCATGAGACCGGGGGGCGATGATGATGAGAAGAAGAATCCTTTGAATTATCTGCCGGGAATTGTGCTGGGGCCGCTGAATGGGGTACCTTTATTGGGGAATTTGACGGATTCCGCCGTTGATACGGTATGCGGCTGGTTGGGATTGAAGATGCAGAACCAGACGGCAGTAATGGGGTCTCAGGTAGATTTAACTGTTAAGGATTTGATGCGCCTAATTCATATTTTTGAGGCTGATAGCTGGCGTGATGTGAGACAGCAGAGCCGGAGCGTGGCAACGCTGGGGAGTTTGGCCGCCATGTTCGGGGCATGGCGGAATCCGCGTGGCGGGGCTATTACTTCCGTCAGTCTGGGGATGGCAGTTATGGCTAATTATCTGAAACATCTTGCCGGGATGGCGGAGAAGTGGTTTGGGAAGTAAGCCGGATGAAGGTGATACAGGGGGGGATTTCCGGAGTGGGTGCGACAATAGCACTCACTCTTTTTTTTGAATGTGCTGTCATGTTTCAGGCATGGCAAATGAATTGACATTAGAAGACATAAAGACAATCCAGTATAGTCGTAGGTTACGGGCATCTCTGCAACAGACAGCTTCTAGATTGCGGGGACGATGCAGAGTGCGTACCGGGTTGAGAGACAAACTTGTTGAGATTTCAACTATTGGAAAGCGTACTTTGACCAAATCGACAGACGGCAAAGGACAAACGCCTGACAATGCAAATACATTTCAAAAACGCTGGATGTATCCGGAGTTTTACGAAGATGGATATGTCCATGACAAGCAGTTTGATTTGACATCTCAATTAGCGGATCAGGTTTTCAGCGAAACGCAGGATGCCATGCTGGCCGCTTGTGAGCGCACTATTGATGATCGAATGGTTAATGCTCTTTTGGGGGATGCCTTGGTTGGAGCACACGGAACGGATAAACTGGCATTACCCTCTTCTCAGATAGTTGCTGTAGATGCACAGTATGAACCTCTTGGAAAAGAAGAAACGGGAATCGTTACTGGCCTGACGTTTGATAAAATACGTCTTGCCAAGAGAAGGTTGATGAAGGCTGAAGCCATGAAACGCGGTGATAGTGCGTTTTTGTTGGTTTCCGTTGATCAATTAATGAGAATGCTGGGAGATGAAAAAGCTTCCAGTGAACAGTATGTGGCTGTGAAGGCATTGATAGACGGTGATTTGAAGACATTTATGGGATTTGAATGGATTGTCACCGAAGCTTTGCCTTACGACGAGGAATCAAAGGTGCGAACTTGCGTAGCTTACGTGAAGGATGCTTTAGAATTTGGCTTCTGGGAAGAGTCCCGAAGTGAAATCAGTAAACGTGCTGATAAAAAGAATTGCCCGCAGATTTTCACTTCAATAGCTCTTGGTGGGGTACGAGCCGAAGATAAAGGTGTAGTAGCTATTAAATGCTACGAAGAAGCGGATGTAGCATAATGAAATTGTCCTGAGGTTTTTTCTCAGGACATTTAATATAAATAGCTAATAGTGAATAAAAGAATCAGAAAAAAGAAGTTGAAAATCATGAAAAAGTTTACTGATGAAGAGAAGAAAGCGGCTATTGAGGCCGGAAAGCAGGGCGTGAAAGATGCCTATCAGAAGACGGAAGGCAAGGGATTGAAATGGTGGGAACGGCTGTTGTGGCTGGTTCTTGCCTGTCTGGTTTATGCGGCATCTGCGCTGTTGGGCGGTTGCTCTACTTCTGCCGGTATGAGCCTGTCTTCCGAACAGGGGATGCTGGTGGTGTCCCGTGACGGGAAGACGGGGGCTGTGGTGGTGTCCGTAGTGAAGTCTCAGGATGAAATAGCTCCTGTTGTTCAATCGCTAAAGAAGTAAAAGGTTATGTGCAAACTTTCCGAAGTGCCGGCACGTTTTTTGGAAATCGCTAAGGCGTCTCCGGTGATTGCCTGTGTCATGATGTCTTTGGCTATTTGCGGCGGGGCGTGCTGGTACATCGGGGAGGTGGTCAGCCACCACAATGACCGGCTTTGTGATTTAATGACCATGCAGACGCAGGCTCAGGTAGAAACGGCTAAAGCCATTCAGTTGTTGGCTTTAAGGGTAGAAGATATCGAGAGGAAGTTTGAGAAATAAATAATGTCTTAAAGAGAGATAGTTATGGCAAAAAATAAGAAAAATAAAGGGAAAGGATGCGGGAAATGAAGGTTGTTGCTTTGAGCATCGGGCATAGCCCGCAGGATGGCGGGTCTGTAATGACTTCTCGGAAGCATTCAGAGTTTTCTTTCTGGACGGCGCATATTGGCAAGGTGAAGGATGAGTTGGAGCGGCTGGGTTATGAGGCTGTGGTGTGTAACCGGTCTGAGGCTGGGGGAACGACACCGATTTACGCGGCGCGAAGGTGTAATGACGTTGGCGCGGATTTGGCCGTGGAGTTTCACTTCAATGGTGCAGATACAGGAATTGGAGGCACAGAAACTTTGTATTGGTACGCCTCCAAGAACGGGAAGAAAGCGGCTGAACTGATACAGGCGGCAATGTGTGATGTACTGAAGTTGCCGGATCGCGGTTTGAAGCCGGTTAAGTGTAAGAGTGACAGGGGGTATTATTATTTTAAGGACACTCGGATGCCGGCGTTGATGCTGGAACCTGCGTTTGCGTCCTCACACGTGACGGATTGCGACAGATTAGAAGAGCGGATTGACGCGCTTTGCGTAGCGATTGCCCGCGCCATAGATGGGTATTTCCAACAAGTGTAAGATATGGTTGAGCTGAATACGTGGGCTGGGCTGGAACCCGCCGTGATGGATATTAAGACGGTGAGCGGTCTGGCTCAGGTGTTTGAGCTGACGCTTACAGATTCTGCGGGGAGTGTGGTAGATTTGGAAGGCGTGACTTTCAGGGGGGCCGTGAATACGGCTCCCCTGCGGGAATTGATGTGTTCTGTAGAAGGTGGGAAGGTATTGTTTGGATGGTCTGGCCTTCCAGCCGGGCGGCATAGTTTCGATTTGTTCTTAGTGACGGGTCAGGTGGAAAAAGCGTTGGTTCGGGGGGCTTTTGTGGTTTCCGGACGTGTAATACCGCCGTTGGATCAAGAAAGCTATTCTGTTAATCATGCGGCTACGTTGGTTTTGCCAGATACTACGGATGGCATTATTCTTGTTGATTTGTCAGAAGTTGGGCTAGTAGATTTATTAAGCCGAAAAGCCGGGGCGTTTGCCGAAGAGGCAAGAGACCATGTTTCTTCTGTTCGGGAACTGAAAGAATTTATTGTACAGAAAGTAGATGGTTTTGGGTATGTTGTAGATACAGCTACCACGGCTATTACGGAAGCTGGAAAGTCCGCTGTGGCATCTGTGGAATCAGGCCGGGAAGAAGCGGTTCAGGCGGTGAAGAAAGCCGGAGAGACGGCTACCACGGCCATTACGGAGGCTGGAAAGTCTGCTGTGGCATCTGTGGAATCAGGCCGGGAAGAAGCGGTTCAGGCGGTGAAGAAAGCTAAAGAGACGGCTACCGCGGCCATTACGGAAGCTGAAAAGTCTGCCGTGGCATCTGTGGAATCTACCCGGAGGGCCGCGGTGGGGACGATTACGCCGCTTGTTCAAGATGTGGAAACCGCCAAAGATAACATTGACCAGGTGGAGAGGCGTATCAATACGGCGGCAACTAATGCCACGACAGCGGCCACCAGCGCGGCTAACTCCGCGACGGCGGCCCAACAGGCTCTTGAGGCCATGCCGCAGGTGGATGCATCCGGCAACATGACGCTGGCCGGCAGTATCACCGCCGCGGAAGGCACGTTTGACGCGGTCGTCAATGCCAATGGAGGCATCAACATTCCTCTGGCCGTGGGGGCGGTAACGGATACGTCAGCGGTTAATCGCCTGTACGCCGCGGGCATGGCCGCCGTGACGGACGCTTTTTCCGTCAGGTGTTATCCGCTCCCGGCGAATTGCTCGTCTTCCAACGGGACGGTTTTCAAAACAGACAAGGAACCCAATTCCCTTTATTTCAATGTCCCTCCCAATTCCTCTTTTACCGTGAAATGCGGCCTCGTGACCAACGCGAGGCCCATGCACAATTATTCCAGCATCCGGGGGTGGGTGGCTCCGGTGCGCCTTCCGGCTGTCAGCACGAAATTCACGGCCAGGTTCGGACAGATGACAACGGTCGCGCGCATGGGAAGGGACAGGGACGCGTTTACGCTGGTGCCGGATCAGGCGGCGGGCCGCTACAGGATTGGGGAGATTATCGATATTACGTTTGATCATGTCCGGGACGCGGACGCGGGAGGGTATCATATTCGTGTCCGGGAGATTTATTATTCCAATGCCGAGCAGAAATGGAAGATGAAGACGACGCAGGCCCTCGCGCCGGAGACGTCTTCCAATAACGGTTATCCCGTCTGCGTGTACGCGGTGGTTTACGAGCAATACCAGGACGGAGGATACGACACCGAAGACAGGGGAGCGCTGTGGCTGCTGCATGGCGGGAATTCTTCCCGCGGCTGCGTCAAGATCGCCACGGTGAAGGGGGTTCATTGCTTTGAGAGTATTTATCCCTTTTCCGGATATTATCTTGATATGGAGAATACCAACAGCTGGGCGTTGGCCGGAGCGTTCCTTCCTGCGACGATGCACTTGCATTGCAATAACGTCAATCCGGCATATTACGGGTTTTCCTCCATGGAGAGCAATATCATTGTCTCCGAGGCGGTGGAGGATTTTGTTGATCCGGAAGCCGAAACGACTACCGAAGATTGAGCATGAATAATTCAGAGATACAGATACAGTTTCCCCGGCCCGGCGAGTGGGGAGAATTCACCCTGACGGCCATTTATCAGGACAAGGGCGGTTATAGACCTCCGGCGCGCTATACGCAGGACGAAATTCCAGCGGATCAGGCCCTGGCCATGCAGGCGGTAGTGTCCGCTCTGGTGGAACTGGCGGAACCGTGGCAGGCGGTGCAGGTGTGGGCGCGGCTGAAAGAGTTTTACGCTCCGGAGGAGGATGACCCCATGCGGACGGCGGAAACCGTGGATTTGACCGTGGAGGCCGTCAATCCGCAGGGCGGGCGCAGGGTGTTCACTTCCCGTGATTACCCGGCTTTTATCATCACGGAACCCGCCGCCGTGGAGTTTTTCAAGTTTTTCACTACTGTAAATGAATAACAATGAATCAATTAACCAATGAGCAAAAGAAAGCGGCTCTTTTGGAGTGGATAGAACAAAAAAATAACAAAGACGATGACTAAAGATAATCAATGCAATCATGCCGGAAGATACCTTTACTTACTTGTCATTGAAACTCTCGGACGTAAGCAGGAGATGCACATGCTGCACAGCAGGAAGCAGCGTACAGCCTACAAAGCCCAACACGCGGAATGGCATCTCAACAGCACCTACGTGGAGTATGACTTGTCGGAACATCTTATTAACCAATACCTGAATAAATGAATATCAGTATTTTAGATATACGCGAAGAAGCGTATGAAGCCTTAGGGGTGACAGAATTGCCGGGTTGCGAGCATCCTCATTATGAACAGTCATTAAAGATCATCAAGGGGGTATTGTTGAGATGTCTGGAAGGTCATTCGTGGTATTTTGCACGAAAGCGGGTGACATTATCCGGGAATGATGGAGTGTTTGCTCTTCCTGATGATTTTCTTTTGCTGTTATGGTGTTCAGCAAAGAGCTATGAACTGCTTGGCCGTGAATTAAGGTGTTTTGCAGGAAATTGTTTAGAGGTGTTGTATATCTCCCGGAGTTGCGTGGACGCTTTGGAGAATAACGGTGTGGCAGATCTGCCGGCGTATTTCATAGAATGCGTTGTGTGTAAAACGTCAGAACGTTTGGCCGTGATTGTGTCAGGCAGTATGGATAAGAAGCTGTCTTTGCATAAGTTATACGATGTTGTTTTAGATGAGGCAAAATTGGTTGATGTCAGGCAGTATGCGAGTAATGGGCGGGTTGTGGCTCCGCTGGATGCCATGATGGGAGTGGATGGTGATTTTTTCCCCCCTACTTATTGATTTATGAAGTTTAGCAGGTTTGGTTTTGGTTCCGGGCTGATGTCCCGTGATTTGGCTGGCAGGATTGATGTGGACGGTGTTTCACGCGCATGCGTGGAAATGAAGAATTTTGAGTTGTTGCAATCCGGTGCCGTCCGCAGGCGTTTCGGTAGCCGGTGGTTGGCGGATTTATCCGGACGGCCTGTTGCCATGCAGGCGTTCCGCTGGTCGGACGGGATGTTGGCCGTGGTCGTGGTGCTGGACGCGGAGTTGATTATTTTTTCTGAGGATGGTGTCAAATTGTTCCGGTGCGCTTATGATTCTAATGGCGGCATTGTCCGGATGCGGCAAATTAATGATCTGGTTATCATTACCAATTCCAACAGATTGCCCGTGAAACTGACGAACCGGGGCGGCGTGTATGATGTGGCGGAAATTACGTGGGATCATTATCCATTGGAGGGGAGTTTTAATCAGTCTTTCCCTTTGTCGTTTTCCGGAGTGAATTTCAGGGTAGCGGATGCCTGGGATTTTTGCGAACGGGGAGAGACCGGAGAGAATACGTCAGATTCGGGGGAGGAAGTGGTAGAAGTGGACAGGAAGACTTATAGCTTTGGCTTTCAGCAATATGTGAAGCAACATGGATATAAGCTGAATAATGAGTATATTATCATTGTACAGTATCATTCAGGGAAGGGGGTTTATTATTGGGAAAAGGCCAGTTTGACTACGGGCAAGTCGGAAGCTTATTATAATTATTTCCCTTCCGTGACGGTGGCGGGCGGCATGACCTATCGTTTGAATTTTCCGGGTAAATGGGCAGGTACAGTCATTATAGAGGTTTCTACCGATAACGGATCTTCTTGGAAAGAACGTATCCGATTTGACGGGAAACTGACGGAATTAGAAGAAACTGTAGAACGCGATACGTTGTTGCGGTTTAAATTTTATGAATATTCCAGTAATTTCAACTGGGCGGAACAGCCTGTGATAGAGGTTTTCCGCAGGATGACTGTAACACCTTCCGAAGATGGGGATGTGAAACGTGCGGAATATGACGGTAAGATGTTTTGTGTAGGCGACGTGCTGGCAATACGGCATAAAATCAGCGAAAGGAAGAGGTATTTCGATGTGAGCCAACACATGAATGGATTGTCTGCGGCAAACCTTAAGACAACGAGTTATGCCGTAGGTAAAAAGTTGTATTCCGATATTTCCGGCATTCGCAAGTATTGGACTTGCGTGAAGGAATGGACTGCTGATTCAACGGTAGCAAGCGGTGCCGATTTGGATGCGTGGCCGTCTTATTTTGAACCTGGGATAGAGTTTTTCCGTTCGGTGGTGAGCGGGGAATTTGAGTTTGGGTCTGTCAATAAATCCGATTATAATTTGTGGGCGGTTCAGACTTCTTCTGATGGTCTGAGGTGGGAGAACATGATTACCAATGTTGATAGCTATACGCCTAATACGGAGGTCATTTTAACGGGCAATAATGACGGCGTTCCTTTGTTGATGAGGTGCGTTATTTTAGAGCATGACGTTAATCTTGCCGTTAGTAATATGGGCAAGAAGTATTTTAAGCGTAAGAGGTTTGATTTAATCAATTATGCGGAGATTGTTTCCTTAAAGGATGATGGGACAGGACAAGTGACCCTGTTAAATGATCCTGACATGTTTGACGTTCGCCATTGCTGGGAATGGGATTTTTTCGCATTCCGGAAACAAAACGGTTTCCCTGTAACATGCGTGTTACATGCCGGACGGCTGGTGTTCGGCGGCACGTCCGGACAGCCTCTGACGCTGTGGTTTAGTGCCGTGGACGATTATTTCAATTTCCGTACCGGCGATAATACGGCGGATGCCATGTTATTAACGCTTGTGAGCAGTCAACAAAGCGAACTTGTGTGGGCGGCGAGTTTTGGAACGGCTTTGCTGTGTGGGACAACCTGCGGGGAAGTGGCCGTCAGGTCTATTAAAGCCGACGTACTGAGCAGTTCCTCCGCCGTAGCAGAACAGCACAGTAATTGCGGAAGCTTTTCAACAAGTGACGTGTTAATGACTACGGATGCAATTATGTTTGTAGACCGTTCCGGAAAGAGGTTGAGGCGCATTAGTTATTCGATGGACAGCGAATTTTATTTCGCACGAGACATGACCGTATTTTCCTACGGCGTGTTGAGCGGAGGAATTAACGGAATGGTATGGCAACGTGCGCCGGAACCGGTGGCGTGGGTTGTTCCGGAATCCGGGGAGTATGCAGGTAAATTGATGGGGATGCTGTATAATCCGGATCAGGAACTTGCTTCTTGGTTTTGCTGGGATTTTGGGGGGGATGTTGTTGGCTTGGCCTGTACGGCGACAGGTAGGGCGGTGGATGAATTATTCCTTGCGGTGCAAAGGGATGGGGAAGTTATGCTCGAAAAGATGGATTGGGAAGCCCGCGATTATGATTGCGTGGGAAAAAAGAGTGTGCCGTTTACTGCCGTATTGAGGACGACCCAAATGGATTTGCCGGAGTTTAGCGGAATGAAAACTGTTACTCCGAAAGTGAGCGTGCTGATGGATGAGGTGGATTTGACTGGTGCCAAGTGTGGCTGTGGTTCCGGGAGTATGCAACTGTTCCCTGTGAGTGAGGGGAACGGCTGGGTGAATGTAGTAGCTCCAACGGACGGACAATATAAGCGTGCCTTGGAACTGAGCATTGCACGGGGACATGGCCTGATTCTGGCCGGCGCTATCAGCAACGATTAGAATGAGGGCAATTTGTTAAAGGCTTCTTCCGATTCCCGCAAAGAGAAAGCGGCATATCCTTCATGGATCTTCGCAGAATCGTGGCCTACTATTTTCTGTACAATCAGGGGCGGCACTCCCGCTTCATGAAGAAGAGTGGTAGCTGTGTAGCGCAGACTATGAAAGGAGAGGGCGTTTTTGTGCCGGGTTTTTTCCTGAGATGTTCCATATTGTTTCTGATACCGTTTCCCGGCAAGAGAAGGATCCCGTTCAACGAGGCCGCAGGTGAAGAGGATTTTCCCGAATTCGTTGGACAGGGTGGATGATTTTCCCGTGCGCTGGTATTTTTGAGCCGCGGAGGGGTGTATGTATTCGTTGGTGCGGTGGGGGTATCTTTCTTCCAGCAAGGCACGTAAACGGCTCCACAAAGGGATGACGAGGGATTTGCCGCGTTTTTGGGTGCGGAAGTGGAGAATGCCTTTCTCAAAATCCACGGCATCCCATTGGAGGCAGGCAATATCTCCCAGACGCTGGCCGCCTGTATATAGGGAGGTGAGTATCATACTGCGCCATTCCTCATTGCTGTTGGTCAGGATAAGTTGAAGCTCTTCCACGGTAAACGGGCGGCGGGCAACTTCAACGGAAACGGTGCGGGAGAGGGATGAAAGATGCGTCACCGCTTCGCAGGGGTCGGTGTCCAGCAGGTTCAGTTTTTTTGCGGTGCTGAAAAAATGGCGGATGGCACTAAAATGTTTTTTGCGGGTGGATGGCCGGAAACGGTTATTCAGCCAGTTTTGAAATTCGTCCATCATGATGGAAGTAACAGAATCCAGCGGAAGAACGTCTTTTTCTTCTATCCATTCAAAAAAGAGGCGCGTTGCGTCGCTGTAGTTCCGATAGGTGGCTTCTTTTTTGGTTTTGGACATGAGGGCGAGCCTCTCTTCAATCCATTCCCGCACGGATGGAAGCCTGAGCGTTTCATTACTCAGGTCAGCGAGTACGCGCCGGATATGGGTAGCCTTGAGTTTCTGGTTGGCGGTACGTTCGTAGGTGTTGGCGATTTCTTGAGCAGTTTCCCGGAGTTCTTTGGCCGTTTGTTCGGATCCGGGAGGCGGATCAATGGGAACCTTTGTGGAGCGGGAAACAGTTTTCCACGCGCCGGAAGGGAGTTTGCGGGCAAATTGAGCAATCCAGAACCGGGATGTTGGAAGATGTCTGATGATAGCCAC